GCTAACCCTATCCGCGCGGATCACGCGGCTTTTCCGGATCAGAGCTGACACTTGCGGCCTCTAATTCCGATGCGCTTGGCTCCTGCTCGGATAGTTTTCCGTACTCCTCTATCGCAGCATCGAGGCCGGGTAGCGAGCCGTCCTCGATGAACGTGTTGACCAGAGCATCCGACACGGCATCGCGTGGGATGATCTCCTGTCCTGCCGACGTGCCGACCAACTGCCTGGCCGCATCTGCCTTCGTCTTGAATACGTCGGCCTTTTCCTTCTCGGACATGCCCCAGAGCGGCGCCCACTCGTAATAGATGTCCGGATCGCGCGAGCCGAGTGCGCTGCGGATCAGGCACTCGTCGAGGCGGGCCAGCGCCGGCGTCATCTCGACGGTCTGCATAGCCTGCAGGCGGTCATAGTAGTTCCGCAGGTCGCTTTCGCCCGTGGCGTTCATTCCGGCCGGGGATTGGCCGAGCAACCGCGTGGCGGGGATGTCCGCGGCGCCCGACACGATCTGCAGGAACGACATGAGAACGTCGGGCAGCGTGGCGAAGCTCGCCGTCTTCTGCTCGTATTCCTCTTCCTTGTCGAGCAGCAGGTCGCCGTTGATACCCTTGGCCGTTGCAGCGAGCGTATAGCGCTCGAGGATCTTCGCCCGATACTCTGCATTGCCAAGGTTCTGCATGAAATCCGGAATGCGGATCACATTGACCTTGGCCTCGAAGACGAGGCTGGCGATGTTCGCCGCGGTACCGTCCGCCTGCTTGACCGCATCGACGACCGACAAAAGCACGCTGTCGCCCCAGCCGGCATAGGTCGTGGTGACGATGTCCTCGTCCGGCTGCTGGCTGCCGTTGAAAATGACCAGGCGTGACGGATGGATTTCGACCTGGGCACCATCGGCCGAGTTCAACTGGTAGACCTTCGGCTTGCCGTACCACTCCGACGCCGGATCTCGATCGATCTCGCCGGCCGTGAGGTGGCGGCGGGTCATGACCGTGAGGTATTTCAGGCCGCCCTTCCCGATGCGCTCGACGTCGAGCGGCGCCGTCAGATCCTGGTCGCCGGTACCGATGACCATGGCAGCGCCGCCCCAGAGCCGCGCCTTGATGCGGGTTTCGAGCAGCTTGCCCATTAGGTTCAGCCGCTTCTCTTCCGCTTCGATCGCCTCGATCTGCGGCTTCTTCGCCTGCCAATCGCGCCAGGCGCGTATGCTGTCGAATGCTGGGATGTCGACGATCTTCCGCGGAAGCCACGCGCCACGGTAGGCGTTGAGCAACTCCTCGTCGGTGAGCATCGGCATCGAATAGACGTTGGCCGCCGCCTTGTCCCGGCTGGTACCGAGGCTGGCGACCATGTTTGTCAGGCTGTCGCGGACGAGCGCGATGATGTTGGCCATGTCCGCTCCTAAACGTTCGCCAGCGTGTACGTGCTTGCGCTCAGCAGCGCGTTGAAGGACCGGCTGGTGCTGTCCGCGTCATCGTCGTGCGCCGCCTCAGGGAAGCCCTCCAGCGACGAAAACCAAGCCTCATTCCATGGGCCGCGAAGCACCAGCACGTTGCCGGCTTCGGCCTGTGCAGAGAACGGGCTGAACCGCGTGATCTTGTCGCCGGATTCAGGCGTCGCTCGAACAGTGAAACCGGCCAACAGCTTCGTCAGGTTGGTGACCTGCGATTTACCGGCCTGGCCCGGATCCTGCGGCAGCGATATCTGCACATCCTTGCCGTCAGCTTCGGCCGTATTCTTGATCAGCCGCTCGACACCCGAAGGTGAAAGCCGATCACGGCAATGGTGAGCGACGATGTACCGGCCGTCCGGAAGCTTCCCGATCTTGGTACCCGCCGTCCAGTCCGGGTCGTTGCTTTCAGTCTTCGGCGTCGCGCCCAGGTCCCAGCCACGCATCCAACGCGCACCGGCCGGGATTGCATCCACGACCTCGACCCAGCCGCGACGGAACAAGAGCCCCGCCGCCGGTCTGATCTTCCAGTTTCCGCCGAGGAGACGCTCTCGCTCTACCGTCGGCTGCGCCATCAGGTTAGCGAGGTAGCCTGGGTCAGCCGCCATCAGCATGGCGTTGTCGCTGAGCTTGGCCGGTATGAACGTTACCGACTTTGGCGGAATAGGATCGCCGGTCAGCGGGTTTACGTGGTGGGCCAACTCCTCCGGGGCGTCTGCCCAGATGATCGTATCGCCAATGCGAATGAACCAGCGAAGGACGCCTGCCCGTTCCTGAATGGCAAACCCGGTGTCGGGATCGATCCACCAGGCAATGAACTCGGCCACCCAGCTATCCGCATCCGGGTTGCAGGTCGCCCGCACATACGGGCGAACGCCGCACATGGAACGGTTGCGGCTGAGCATGTACCAGAACTGCTTAGCCGAGAAATGCGTCAGCTCGTCGAAGCAGATGAGCGGGATCTGTGATCCCTGCCAGTTGTAGATCGTCTTCTCGTGCTCAAGATGAGCGAACGAGACGCCTGCCCCCGACGGGAATGTCCAGCTCAGGTCCGGAGCCGATCGCGGCGCCGCGCTCAGATGCGGATAGAGCTTTTCGCTCTCGTCCCAAAGGCCGCCTTCATTTCGGACCTGCGTCAGGTTGCGACGGAAGAACACCGCGCCGAAAGCCGGATTGCTGACATGGCGCAACGGCTCCATGAGCAGTGCCCAGGTCTTGCCGCCGCCAGCCGCCCCGCCATAAATGGCAATATCTGCCGGCGAGGCGAGGAATGCTGTCTGCGGGCCCGGCTGCGGCCGGATGATCGTCTGGGCGCCCTGCCCTTGCTCAGCTCCTGCCATTGTCGGGCAACTGGAAGATCGTCACCGGCGAGACTGGTACCGGCAGGTCCTTTCCATCCTTTCCCGTCAGCTCGCGCCGGTTGGTATAGGCGTTGCCAACTTCCTCGGCTGCCTGCTTCATCAACGACGCAGCGAGCACCATATTGCCTTGGTTCTCCGCCTTCTCTGCCATGCGCTGGAGAGCGCGAAGTCGAACGGCGCGATGGCTGATGGCGATCGTGGCCGTATCCTCGAGGAACGTCTTACGCGTCTCCTCGAAGAGCACCTTCCACTTGGGTGCCAAGCCCGACGCTGCCTTCTTGTTCGGATCATGGCTCTCGACAAGCTGTCGGCTCACGTCGACCCCGAACTCTTTCTTGACTGCGGCTGCTACGATCGACGGGCTGTCGAAACACGCGAGAGCCTGCACGATGTAGGTCTTCACCTCATCGGAGAGTTTTGCTTTCGCCATGGTTGTGTCAAAGTCCCGTCAAAATACATTAGGGTCGGGCAAAGAGGACTGAGATGCCGTCGAAGTCGAGTATCGGGGACGTCAACCGCAACAAGCAGCGCTTGCTGGAGAAGACTTCCTATCCGGGCAATGATCACAACCAGCACATCTGGATAATCGAATGCCAGGCCCCGCAGGGGAGCGAGACCTGCGGCCATGTTTATGGGGCCAACGGCTCAGACTTCTTTCAGCGGAAGTGTCCGGTGTGCCAAGGCGGCAAGCCGGGGCTCAGTGTACCTACGCCACTTTGAGCTGACAGGTGCCGCAAGCGTGCGCGATGTGAGCCCGGGCAACCTCGGGCGTTCTGTTGGCCGCATCTACGATCGCGCGGACACCAGCTGCATCTGCCCCATAGCGACGAACGACGCCGACGAATTCCTCTACGTCATGTCCGCGGATCGTGAAGACAGGGCGTCCGGTTGACCTGCTGAACTTCGGTGCGCCGAACGCATCCGTCTCTTGGGCGGCGTGATAGAGCTCGTGCTCGATGAGCGCCATGAACTCGGCATCTCCACATGCCCTGCAGTATTCGGCGTCAAGCGTGATGATGAAATCCGGCACGAAGCCGAACCACTGCTTGACCTGCATCTCCGCCCGAGCGCGGGCCCACTTGCCCATGGCACCCTGAGGCTTCCCCTCTTCGCACTGGCCGATGATGCGGCGGCCTTTGCGGTTGTTCTCGACGACGGTCCAGAGGAAGCCGATCTCGGCGTGCGCCAGGTGCGCGTGCTCCGCGTTGTGGAGCTGCGATGCCGGATCGAGGAATGTCGCCTCTACCCATGCAGGCATATCTTCGGCCGGAATGAAGGTCGGAGAGCTGATATCGTTGAATAACGAGGATGGCGGGGCTGGCCTCACTTCACGCAACCTCTATCGGTGTGATAGGTGTTAATCACTCGCGCCCCGTGCGACCCCTCTCTTGGACAGCTAGGGACCTCGGAAGGACAAGCGCGAGGCCCGTACTGGCACGGTAGTAGCGGCGGCAGGCCTCAAACCTCCCGCCCCAAATCTGTGACCCAGAGTCCGACGGGGCCATCGGAAGCGGTTGCAAACGTGGAAGATGGACCGATGCCCCTGCAAACGGCGGGTAACCCGTTTCGGCAGGCATGCTTCACGAAACCTTTTGGTTCCGTGCGCACGGGATCGAGGGCTTTTCCTATGTGGAAGAAAACCACGATCCGCGTCACCATCACAATCAATGCCGCGCCCTGCCTGTTCGGCATCGCGGCAATCTTGAAAGTGCTGCTCTGACAATGGGCGTCGGCGTCACCGCCGGCGCCTCTCTCGGGTTAAACGGTATCGGCCAGCTTAAACACGCCGGATGTCACAGAGAAATTGGGCAATGAAGTTCCCGCGTATCGTACACAACCAACCTGAATTTCAGGCTGTCGACATCGCTCACTGGCAAAGTGACGAGGAATTCGGGATTCACCCGGTCGGTTCGAAACCAAAGAAAATGGTGGTCGCCCCTTCAGATACTGATCTTCCGTTCATTATTCCTGATCACTCGTACCTGTTCAAATCGGCTCTTGGATGGCGGCAACAGCAGATTTGGTCGGAAGTAATCGCATACCGAATTGGAAAGCTTGTGGGCCTCCCGATCCCGCCGAGCTTTATCGCATACGATTCGGCCACCGGCGAAACTGGAGTACTGGTTGAATTCTTCTTTGGCTATCCCGGCGAAGAAAGCCCTGCTCGACTGGTTCATGGCGTTGATGCAATCGCGAGCATTTTCCGGAGCCAAGAAATTGGGAAGCCGCACACAGTTCAAAGCAATGCCAAGGTGACGCGCATCATGTTAGGCCAGAGCTTTGGAATGGACTGGTGGAGTAGTGCTTATGCCTTCGACGCGCTAATCGCGAATACGGATCGCCACACGGAGAACTGGGGGTTCCTGGTCCGTAGGACGCCTGCCGGAGAAACAACATACGAAATCGCGCCTTTGTACGACAACGGCACGAGTCTCGGTTTTCAGTTTCCTGAGGCTCAATTAAGGCAACGGTCTACGAGCAAGGCGCTGGCGCAGTTCAACCAAGCTGGTCGTCATCAGTGCGGATGGGACATCCAAAATGACCAGCCAATGGGGCACTTTGAACTTTGCGAAAAGCTCTTGGATAGTTATCCCGGGAGTGCGAAGATAATCGAGAAGGTGATCGGATTCGATATGGGCGACGCCGATGACATATTGCGACAGTGCACCACATATAGTGTTCCTGTCGCGTTCACCGCCGAGCGTGCCGAGTTCATGAGTGCGTTGCTCCAATCCCGGAGAGAACGGCTCTTAAGCCTTTTGTGAGACAGCAATGGAACAGTTCGTTGAGCATGTCGTGGAGCCTGACCGGCTTTTATTGGCGTGGCAAGCTCCGGACCATATGAAGAACCGGAGACGGTGGGTCGTCGGGCTAGTCGAAGTTCGATCTGAGCCATGGACGTTGGTCTACTTGCACGGAACTGCATTCGAAGAGGCCAATCCTGGCGCGACCTACGCAGAGTTGATCTCGCTCGGCTTCGAGGGGTATCCCGCATTTGCCATTAGAGGTGGTTCGGGTCCATTCGACCGAGGAGTGCGCGAAGCGTTTTTACGCCGTCTACCGCCGCGGTCGCGGCCAGACTTCTCATCTTATATTCGCAGATTTGGCTTCCATGATGGAATGAAGCTAAGTGATGCAGCTCTATTGGCCTACACAGAAGCCAAGCTGCCAAGTGATGGCTTTTCGTTGGTCGGCGAGCTTAAACCGGAGATCGCCATTGGAGATTTCATCTTCGATCTGGCGGGAACACGCTATCAGGACTTCGGTGATGTCTGCCCTGCGGCCCCGGGCGATCTGCTCCAATTACGCAAGGAACCGACGAACAAATTCGATAGTGGTGCAATCGAGGTACTGTGGAAAGACTCGAGAGTCGGCTACGTCAACCGGCTGCAAGCTAAAGCTGTAGGGTATTGGATGGACCATCGAAAGATCCAAGTGAGAGTACAACGGATCAACGGAAGGCCAGGTAACCCGAAGATTTATGCACTTGTCCACGTAAGACCACAGAACGGATCTCTTGCCGCCTAGAGGTCCGCCTCCGCCCCCATCATCATATTTAGCAGAGCAGGCGCGCCTACCGGGCGGCCACCCTACCGCATTGGCTGAGCCTGATCGGTTTCGCGCTTGAAGAACAGCACCCACTGGTAGGTGCTTTCCCGCACTGCCTGGTGAAGTGAATAGCCCTTGGCCGCCCACTCGTTGATGAGAGCTTCCATGCCCGGCATACCCTTGGGGCCGGAATCGTATTCAACGACGCGGTAGGGCATGCATCACCTCTTTTCTAAGCCTGACGAATCCCTGATAACAGCGCATGAGCCATCATCACTGCCCTTGCTGCAAACACCGGACGCTATCTGCGCGTGCCGAGTATGAAATTTGTCCGGTTTGCTTCTGGGAGGATGATGGTCAAGATGAAGCCAACCCCGACGAGGTGAGAGGCGGACCTAATGGCGGTTTGTCACTTTCTGCTGCTCGGGCGAACTATGCGGCTTTCGGCGCGTCAGACGAACGCTTCATCACCAGGGTGAGACCTCCACTATCCACAGAGAAGTGGACCATAATTAAATAGGCTGTTCCACGCCGATGCTCATTCCTCGAACAGAGAGCATACTCCATGAAAGCCCGCTATCACGGCTTCCGAATTCTGGATCACGACAAGCAAAGTGAAGGTTGGCAGCCAGAAGATCCTGAAGACTTCGAGTTCAGCATCGATTTCTATGCAGGATGTGGAGACGGCGCGGACGCGTTCACGTCGGAAGTGTGTTCGCCGCGTCGGCTCATGAAGAAATTCGCCACCTCTGTCTGCTCTCCACAAGGCGTGCTGATCATGCCTTCGTTTGATCTCGTTGCGCTCGACAATTTCCTTCGAGAACTGTGCGAGAACACCGAGGCCCAGACCTGGGATGCACTTGCACTCAAGTTGAATGGCGCAGGGCGGTGGGAGTTCGCCCATCGCACTTGAAACGCACCAATTTGGTTGCAGGCCCGGGAATCGAACCCCGGTCTTTCGTGGTTATGAGCCACGCGGCTTACCAGTTGCCCTGCCTGCGTTACTATGCCCGATGGCAGGCTTTCAGCTCTTCCTTCATCCGCGCCATCTCTTCAGGCGAAGGATGCTTGCCGACGAACTCGGTCATCGGTACCGACCGACCGGTGGAGAGGCGATAGAGAAGGACGCCGGTCTTGCGCTTGTGCTTGGTGAGACCGATCACCGTACCTTGCGAGCGGTCGCCGCCACACTTGGCATGGTGAAATTCGCCAAAAGCGCGAACATCTTTAGGGTCGAAGCCTGTCTTGTCCCTGATCGCGACATCAGCCTCGTAGAGGCCCATCATCGCGTTGGTCTTGGCGAAGGCGCCGAAATGCCGCTTGGCGGCCTCGTCATAGGCCATTGCCGCTTCAACTTCAGCGTCAAACAGGCCGACCACCAAGGGTTCACCGTTGACGGTGATGTGTGCTGCCCAGCGGCCGGAACTGGTCAGCGTGACGCCCTTGAATTTGGATGTCGTCTCACCAATCCGCTTGAACGAGTTCTGCGCATTCTCCGTCGCAGATGCCGGCCGAAGGTTGCGCTTCCGGCAATCAAGCCCATTGCCGTTTTCGTGGTCGACACGCTGGCCGGGCTCAACGCGAAGGATGAACGCATGGAGGCTGCTATGATGCTTCGGCAAGGTGGCGAGCGATGTCGCCCTGACATAGAACGTTCTGCCAGATGGCGCAGCGCACCACTTTCGGCTGGCGACGCGCTCCAGGTCATCAACGTCGACGAGGGCGAAGAGCCGCTTCCGGCCGGCAGATTTCTGCAACGGGATATATGCGGTATCGCCCTTTACGAAAGCCATTCAGGCACAAGCCTCCACGCGGTGTAATTCACATCCGCTTAAGGGCGACACCTCTTGGACGACTATAGAAGCCCCAAAGGAACAGGCGTCAAACAAATCACTTGACACTGGAATCTAAGCAATTTTCTCGGCGTACTCAACCGGAATTTCCACAGAAACGAGCCCTTCCAGAGTTTCCACAACTGTTTTCAATGTCTTTCGGCCCGTTGCGTCAAGAACGCGGGCAACCATGCCGCCGAGGAGTTGATGATCACCGGTTATTCGAACCAGAGACTTGCACGGGAACATGTCGCGCAACTGCTTCTTTGTCACGTTTCCGTTGGCAACCGCTTCCTGCCGCTCCCTCATACGCTTAGCGCGATGGACGCGCTCGATGCTTTCTTCCTCTTCGTCACGCAAGGACTGAATCAGGTCATCTGCAATCTGCATCGGCCTACCGGCAATCCCAAGAATCGCTCCGACTCCATAGACTTGAGACAGATCGAAGAAGCTCCTCGGGCGGTTCACGAAGGCGTAGCCGACCAGCATGGGGGTGCGTTTCTCCAGCGTCTTCTTCGTTCTGTGGTGCTTGTAGATGATCTGTGTCGACGGCATGAACACCTCGAAGCCCGCGTCCCTCAGGCTGCGCTCGATGATGAACTCGCCCTTGCGCTCTTCGATCTCCCCTACCCTTGGCGAAGCCTTTCGCTGGGTGCCGGGCCGGGCCTTGATCGCGTACCATTCGGTTCTCAGCATCTAAAATCCCTCGATTGCTATGCTCTGGCTTTATGGTTTCGGCAGTAGCGGCCCGTCGTTTCCGCCGCACAGAACAGGTACGGGCCGCCAGTGTTTAGAGGCCAGCAGCATTCGCCGGCCGAGAGTTGGTGGAGTTGCTTTGCGTGTGTGAGGCGCTCGGCGTCGTAGGCGGTCGCCGGGATCTCCGGTTCCGCCTGGATCTCCGGCGCTTGCTGGCGCGGCCGGCGTGTCGGCTCGCGCCTCGGCAGCCTTCCTTGGGCCGCGTGCACTGGTCTTTTTCCCAGCCTCGCCGCGCCACGGGAACAGACTGCGGTTGCGGTAGGCCAGTGCGACAATGACGTTTCGGCTGACGCCAAAGCGCTTGGCGATCTGCGACGCCGATAGATCATCCTTCCAGAGCTTCGCGGCAGCTTCGATGTCGACGGTACGGTGCTGGATGGTCATGCCAACACCCTCTTGCGACTAGAGGCGAGCACGACGGCCGCAATCAGCGTCATCCAGAGTTTGCCGACGATCTGCCCAGCAATAAAGTCGAGCGATCCGAACGCAACCCAGAGAAATACGGCGCTATCAACAGCAGCTCCGACGACGCCGCTGAGGAGCACGGCAAGAGAAAGGCGCCTTGCGCGCAGCGGAGCATAGACAGCAAGGTCCGCCAGTTCCGCCAGTACGAACGCAAGGACGGAGGCGAGGACCAAGGCTGGCGGCGCGAAGAGCCACGCAACGAACCCGCCCAGGCCAATTGCGATGATTGCTGCCTTGGCTCCCCCGGCTTCATGGACCATATCCCGAAGGACGAGCGCCATTCCGACAAGCAGCACTCCAGACGGCGCATGAAGGCCAAAGCCGACCGGCAGGAGGCACGGTCCCTGTGGAATGCACTCCGTGCCGACATTGCCGATCATCCAGTTTGCGGCTGGGATGGTAGCCGCAAAGGCAACGGTGAGGAGGATGGTCTTAAGCTGCATCGAACATGTCCCTTTGCTCGGGGCGCACCGACCATGTGATCGGGCACTGGATTGCATCGATCCGCCGAGCCATGCGCTCGGGGCAAACGTACCGGTTGGTGTTTTTGAAGTTGCGGGCGACGTTGGTGCTGTCGCCTGATGAAAACGGGAAGATGTCTCCGGCGAGCCAGAGGCCGCGCAGTGCGTGCAGCCAGATCACCCCGACAAGACCCTTCCGGTCCAATTCGTTGAAAACGGTGTACATGAGCCGTTCCCACGCCGGACCGCCGACAGGATCGTACTCCTCCGTCGATCCAAAGCAGACCTTCGAGAACCCGAGATCGATCAGCCGGAAAAGATGGTCAATTCCCTCGTTCAGATGCCAAACGACAGCCGAGATGTTCTTGTGGAACGGCCAATGGCGAATGAGTTCAAGGTTCTGCTCGATGCTTCCGTTGATGACGTCGGGCACGACAGCCCAATGAGGCTGACCCAGGCGTGGCTCCAGCCATGCGTAGAGTTTGCTCCAATCAAGAACAGCGCCCGACTTCCAGATTGAGAAGGCGCCGTTGTCCCACATGACCGACTGGCCATGCTGAAGGCACCAATCAGCATCACGCGCATCCGCGAACGATACGCAGAAGTGCTTGCCGGCCATTTTCATGAGCTCGGTGCGTGGGGTTAGCGGTGTCCCGTGATAGTGGATCATGCCGCCCGCTCCTCTTCCGCCGGCTCCGCCGCTTCGATTTCGGCCTTCACCTTGCCGCGGTACGCCATCTGTTCGGCGGTGACCTGGCTGGCATCGGGGAGCGCCAGCATGCGGGCGAGCTCGTCGGCGGGCTCCGGCGATACCTGCGGGGGCTGGACGTTTAGCTTGGTCTGGATCCTGCTGCGGTTGACGCGGACGGCGATCGGCGACCAGATCTCGTCGATAGCCCACAAGTGGACCGTGCCGGCCGGCAGTTCCCGCGATTTGGCAAGCTGAGCGAATTCCAGATGGTCGACACCTTCGGCGACCCTGACAAAGCCTTTTTCCGCCAGCGCGATGGCGCGCTCACGCTGGGTGACGCGCAGGTCCATGAGGCCATGAGAGCTGGGCAGCGTGCGGCTGACGGAGTCTTCAATCGCCCTCAGTGTTTCCTGCTTGCGTATCCGGTCCTCGCGGATCAGACGGCATTCGGCGTTAGCCATGGCGGCCAACTCCGCCGGCAGGGGTATGAAAGCCTTGTTGATGTTGTCGTATTCGCCGCGCTTCAGCTTCACGTAGGCCCGGCGCAGCCCATAGACCGGCACGTTGCGGAGGGAAAGGCGGTATTCTTCGACCGGGTTTGCAGCAGTGATCGTTTCGGAGATCCGCATGCCGCCGCTCATGAGGCCTTCGATGCACTGGCCGATTTCGTCGGCGCCGGCCGGGGCAAGCTGCTCAGTGAGAGCGGAAATCTCCTGCTGCAAGGTCGACAGTTTGGCCGGCAAATTGTTCATCTGGTTCACCGTAGAGTTCTCGTTTCAGCCTTGCGTGGATGTCGTGGTGGCGTTGAAGGGATGGGCTTTGCGGCCGAGGCGGCGATTGCGATTGCTGCAGCGGCCGGTCGTCGTATTTGCCTTCGAGGATCGACACGAAACTCTTCGGCTGGCAGAGGAAATCGAGGTCGGCACGCCATCCCCGATCGTTCTCGCCGCGGCAGAACCGGCTGCGTCCGATCCGCTCGATGGCATCGAGGACCGCCGGCAGGCCGTGTTCCTCGATCCGCAGCAGCAACGACCGACGGCGAGAAGCCGTGATGGCCTTTGGCACCGAAAGGCCGGACCGACGGGCCATGTCCGAAAACGCGGTGACGACCTGGTCGACCGCCGTGGGGGAAGAGCCCCCTTTAGGGGGCGAAGGGGGTATAGGATTGGAGGGGTTAGGAAGGGGGGTGTGGGGGGAAACCTCCGGGGAGGAAAGGGCCCCCACGTCCACCTGACTTCCACCTGTTTCCACCGGACTTCCACCGGACATAGCGGAATTCCGCTGTTTCCGCTTACGCTCGCGGTCCCACTCGCGCCTCTTCTCAGCAGCGAGATCGGAGGCTGGCGCCATTTCTCGCTCCATCTCCGCGACGGCAGCAACGATGGCCTCCGGGTCCATGCCAGCGGCAAGCATGTGCTTCAGGGCGGTGGCAATTACACTCATGCCGCTAGCCCCTCCTCGCATTCCTCGATAAAGTCGCGCTCAAGCGGCAGATTGATGCCCAAACATTCGCGATCGCGCTTTTTGTCCAGGGGACGGGAACGTTCAGACGTCGGCGACGTTTGATGCGCTTCCAACCCACTTAGGAGAAGCACTTGCGCGCGTTTAATCTCATCACACTCTTTCTCATCATCGTCGGCGGACTGAACTGGCTTTTGGTAGGACTCTTCGAGTTCGACCTC